GAGCGCATGACTGTTAATCATGATGTCACTGGTTCGAGCCCAGTTGGGGGAGCCAAAGTAAAAGTCAGTAAATAAGCTAATAACGGCTTGTTTACTGACTTTTTTCTGTGTTCAAATATTTTTGTTTTAAAGAGAATATTTACCTCTTTTTATGCCTTTTAATCTCTTATACTACAGATAAACTACAGATTTTGCACAACAAAAGCCGCCTGAAATTAATCAGACGGCTTATTTTATGCGAGTAATTTTATTGCTTTATAAAGAGTGTCAACCTCTTGTATAATGTAGTGGTCAATATCGACTTTGTAGTCTGTATGGCCCATAAGTGCAATTATATCTTCCTCTCTTGCACCTGCTGCGGACATTCGAGTAGAGAATGTTCGTCTGCAGCTGTGTGGGGTGTATTCATCACCTAAGCCTATTGCTTGCATTGCAGGGCGGAAACAATACTTTAAGAAATAATCTTTGTTCATCGCTTTGCCGAACTCTGAACCCTCGTGCATTCGGCAGAAGATTGTTTCACCTTTATTATTTATACAATTCTCAACCAATTTTAAAATCTTAGGGTGGATAGGAACAATACGATTTTTGCCGGCATCTGACTTTATGCCTGCGATAAAGTAAGGTATGCCCTGTTCACTCATATGGTACTGCTCGGTAGTGAGCGAAAGAAACTCGGTCACTCTGAAATTGAGATAGCACATTATATAGACATAATCAGCATAAGGCACTTTGCCTATGTTTTGTCGTATTAGCTCTAACTGCACATCGGTGAAGCGTGTAGCGTTTACCTCTTCGGATTCCGGAAGCTCTATAAATGTGCCATAGTCTTTATTAACAATATCCTCTTGCATCGCAAAATGGTAAAGGCTGGTGACAAAGCATTTAATTTTATGTAGAGCCGAGTATCCTAAGCCTTGACAGATTTTAGGCGTATCAGTGACTTTATAGGTACCGTTGCCGTTGGGCAGAAGATATTTCAGCTTACCGCCTGCGCCGACCTCGTGATGCGGATTATCGTAATAATCCACGATGTACTGATAGTCTGATGTGCGCAAATCCCTAAATTTACGCTTGTACAAGGGCTTTAGCTTGATATAAGCGCTTGCGTAGTTGCTTTTTACGCTGTTACCAAGTTTTTGATACGCTTTAGTTTTTATCCATTTTTCGTGCAGTTGTTCAAGTGTCATATTAAAGCCATTGACAGGATTATATTCGTAATCTTTGAGTGCGTTTTCTGCCTCTCGCTTTGTGGCAAAAGCGCCCAAATAAACCTGCTTACCTGTGACAGAGCTTGCAGCCGCATAAGGTTTTGACTTGTTATCTTTGCGTATATAGATGCTTCCAGTACCTTTCGTCCTGCGTCTGTTTTTCGGCTTGTCAGATGATTGATTTTTACCGCAATACGGACAATACGCAAAATCATCTTGTAACTCTCTGTTGCACCTTTTATTGATACATTTTTTCATATTTCACCTCAAAAAAGGGTGCAAAAATCCCTTGTGTTATTTATCTGCAAAACTTGCAAAACACAAGGGAGTATGGTACAATTATATTGCGTTTAACTGCACCGTTGCACCCTGTGTGTAATGGTTTCCGCTCTATCCTGTTGGCGCAGGGTAGAGCGGATTTTTTATTCTAATAAATGTTACTGTAAAATCCTACGGCTTTGCCGAGAATACGGACTTTGTTCATTTCTTCTTCCTTTGGCGGTCAAGCTCCTCAAGTTCGTCATCGGAGAGAGGTCCGCTCAAATCGTCAAGTTCGGGATAATATGTGTAATATCCTATGTGTACTCTGCATTCAGGACATCTTCCGGTGCGTAAAAAAGTTGGCAGATCATAAACATACGGATACATACGATCATTTTTGTCTATGCTATAAATTTTATTATTATATTTCTTGCATAAATTACAATCATTTGAGGTAGATAGCTGTACATAATTTTGATTAAAATTATGTAATGCTTTTATCTGTTGTTTAAATCTTTCACATTCTTCAGTAAGTATGATGTCAGAAAACATTTCCGGGTGCGTTTTTCTTGCATTATTTTCAATTTGCTTAGAAAAATCTTTATTTAGCAATTCAGCGTACTTTATTACTCGCAAATACTGCTTTTCAGTGAGGTGCATTTCATCATATGAAAGTGAATCAGAAATTTGATTAGATTTTAAAAGGCACTCTACTGCTAAATCTAAATCGCCGTTTGCTTTGTGATTGGTAGCGGCTTTTTGTAATAATAACATAACATCCGAGTTTTTACACGGAATAGCTCTTATATTTTCAAGAGTGCTAACATCATAATCGCCACAACTGACAGGTATTTTTTCTAAGAGAATTTCACTTTGATTATTTGATTTCAGAGAATCAACAAGTTTTAAATTTTCGGTAGTCAGATATATGCTATACTTATTGGACATATCCTCAAAAAACTTATTGATTTTATTTTGCTTGCCTTTATCTGTTTTTAATTTATCGGCAGATGAAAGAGTTGACTTCCAATATCTATGAATAAACCTATTGGTATTTTGTTCATAGTTCTTTTTCAATTCTTTTAGCTGGCTTTTTGGTAACGGATGCCCGGGAATTTGGTGCACCTTATGTTTACAGATTTCTGTTAATATTTGTAAAGCCTTAATGTAATTATTAAAATATGATTCGGGCTTTGCGGAATCTCTTATCCATTTTTCAGCTCCGGCATAATCACAGAAAAGTAGATATACAGCATTTTCAGAAGCTTCATTTCTATATTTGTCGCTAAATGAATTTTTAAGCAATTCATTTTCAATGGCTTGGGGTAACCGCACATTTAATTCGGTTTCTGCCTGCGATTTAAATAATTTTGCGAAAAATCCCATATCAATTCTCCTTATCAAATAGCATTAGCCTCAAGCTCGTTATGAACAACAGGCTCATAATCATAAAAATGCTCGGATGTAATGTGCTTTAATTCGTGCTTAGCGGCTTTCTGTTGAGTATCATAGCTAAGCAGAATATTAATATATACATTGTAATTGCCGTCCTCATCTAAGACCGTTACGCCTCGTACGGTCAGCGGCAATTCTAAACCTCTAATAAAAATTTCTCCCAAAGCTATTCATCCTTTTTTAATGCTTCAATAATTCTGACTGCTTTTTCCACATCTTCTTTTGTAGCACCCTTAGTAAGACTAAATAACATTCTTAGTTCACTTCTGTTCTTGAGCTCCTCAAGGTATTCTTGGAGTTCTGAATTTAATTCGGCGGAGGTCTTTGAATCTGTGAGTGTGTTCATATCTACATTGAAATAGTCAGCTATAGCTTCTAAAGTTTCAAGATTAGGTTCTCTTGTGCCATTCTCATACATACTAATAGAACTTTTAGAACAACCTAAATGCTTTGCAAGTTCTTCTTGACTTAGATTTGCTTTTAATCTCAACTGTTTAAGTACATCGGAGAACATTTAATCACCTCTTGTGTTTTGTTTACTACATAATATCACGAATTGTGAAAAAAATCAAGCAAAAAATTTCACAAAATGTGTTGACATTTTTAGAATGCTGTGTTAACATAATAGTACACGATATGTGAACTCACTTAAGGAGGTGATAAAATGAATGCAGAAGTCATTGGCGAGAAAATTAAAAACTTAAGAGAAAAAAATAATATCTCAAGAGAAAACTTTGCAAATGCCGTAGAAATCAGTCAATCTGCTCTTTCTATGTACGAAAACGGACAGCGTATTCCTCGTGACGAAGTTAAGTTAAGAATTGCAAGATTTTTCAACACCTCAATAGAGGAACTTTTTTTTACAAATTAAGTACACGAAATGTGAACTAAATGTTTATCTTACAATTCAGTATAGCAAATAAGCTGTACAATAAGCAGGACTTTGCCGAACAGCAGAAAACAGCGTGATAACCTATTTATTTTACGAGGAGATGAAAAGAATGTCAACAACAACAAAGTCAACAGCAACAAAAGATAGAGCTGATATAAAACAGCTTATTGAACTTATCAAGAGATTACCCGAAAGCAAGCAGAACTTCGTTAATGGATATGTGCAGGGCGTTTGTGAAACACTGTCCGATAAAAACAAGTCTGCCTAACAGCGGCAAGCAGAAAGCGAGGTGAGAGCAATGTTTTACAATGAACTTGACTATTTGGACGATGAAGAAGTTGAGACAATTTGTTCAAGCAAAATTCCAACCGAGGACGAATTAGAAGATAATCTAAACAAAGTTATTGACGAAAAACTACTTCATTCGTTTTATCTGCTTGGCAAGTATGATGTCAAGATAGAGAGAGCATACCGAGAGGGGTTCAGGAGCGGTCTTGCACTGACTATTTCGGTTACCGCTCTATTATTATCACTGGTGGCATTAATATGGAAACTACAGACAATATTAACGCTATTACCGAAATGATTATCGGGACCCAAAAACGGATTTTTTCTTTTCTGCGGTATAGTAAAAACATTTTCCCTTTTTTAGAAATACAGTAGTATTTAGGATCGGGTGAATAGTCAATAAGATGATAACGCAACAAGAAAGAATATTTTTCTTTAAATTTATAGTCAACATCTTGTTTTAAAAGTTTATTACCTTTATATAATGACCTAAGTATTCTCACTTCTGATTTATCAAGAATGAGGTCTTTATGAGAAGTTGACATAGTGTGCACCTCCTTTCATAGTTAATCATAGCATTTAAGGTCGTGTAAAGCAATAAAATATCGAAAAGAATAGTAGAACTTGAAAAAGTTCTTGTCAAACAGCAGAAAACAGCGTGAACACACCAACAGAAAGGAGATGAGGAGATGAACAACACTTTACTTATCAACCCAAAAACTGGTCAGGAATATGACGATGTTCCGCCGATGGTGGCGGCGAAATATCTCGGTGTGGCCCTTAACTTTGTGTATGACGGCTTAAAGCAAAAAGCACTGCCGATTGGTACAGCAGTACAGAGCGACAAAGGCAGATGGACTTACAATATCCCTTGCGACAGGCTCAAAGCATATGCAAGCGGTGTTGATGTTTTGCAGACCACACAGCTTTTAGAAATGTTTATCAACAGAAAGGAGGCATAACCAATGGCACTTAGACACATTAAAACAAAACGCAGTCTTAAAGACGAGAACAAGCACTTACATAGCTTGGTTAAGCACTTGCAGATTGAGCTTGAGAACGCAAGGCTTGACCTTTGCATTAAGAATGACGCAATCAACGGTTACAAAAGCGAAAACGCAAGGCTTAGACAACGCATTAACAGTATGTATGCGTATGATGTTTTTGGGGAGGAGGTGTAACAGATGAAAAAGTATTTACTTTTCGAGGAAAACGACATACCCATTGTTGTTACATGCCACCCAAGTGGTTTTGTGGACAGCAAATTGCTTACGGATGAGCCAGAACTGATTCAAACAGTCACTAAAATTTGGATTAGTTGGTGCTGTATTCCTACCAAATCTAAAAATTCAAACGCAAACAGTTATGCATTGAAGCACTGTTTCGAGCGAATGACAGGTATTTATTTAACAAATAATCAATTTAAACAAGCTATGTTACTTTGTGGCTTATATCCTGATTGTCCTTTTTCAAAATTAAATTGGGACTATAGCCTCAGTAGAAAGTCTTTATGTTTTCGTTCTCACGAAAATACAACATATAGTTCTTTGATTTCAGAAATGATTATTAATAAAATCGCAAAAGAAGAAAACCGCTGAAACTCTCGCACAGTTCCAGCGGTTCAAAAGGATATATAAAATTAATATCAATTTTATTATATCCTCAAATCAAATAAAAATCAAGAGGGAGATAAGATGATTACCTACAATCAATTCTGCAATACATTTGCGGTAAGCATTGACAGTGCTGTATTTGAGGAAGTAAGACAGAGGGCAGAGCGTAAGCGTAATTACATAATAAGCCATTTTGGTGACGGCAACGGTGCAAGACTTACAGAAAAGTATATGCTTGAGCTTATGCGTGATGAGCTTTGCTCATTTACCTTAGAGCAGTCAACAAGGCTTGCTGTGGGAGGTGTTTAAGAGTGTGTTACGGTTTAGCTCCAAATGCACCTATACCGCAAAAGAAAGGTGAATGTGCTTGCTGCGGTTACGAACTCAGAGAAGATTATACATATTTTGAGGACAGCGAGTGCAACAAATTTTGTAGTAAAGACTGCGCAGCAGAATTTCATAAAATCACAGAAAAGGAGTGGCAGTGATGAACGAACAGTCACAGCTTATTGTAGTTAAGCAAATACCGATTATTATTGAAAAACTTGAGTCTGTTAAATCTGAAATTGAGCACAAGGTAAATGTTGCTTGCTCAATGGTTTGCACAGATGAGAACTACAAAGAAATCAAAAAAATTCGTTCGGCTCTCAACAAAGAGCTTACCGAGTTTGAAAGTCAGAGAAAAGCCGTTAAGTCCGAGGTAATGACACCGTACGAGCATTTTGAAAGCGTGTATAAGGAGTGTATTTCCACACCTTATAAAAAAGCTGATTCAGCATTAAAGAACAAGATCGAGGCTATCGAGCAGGGGCTTAAACAGGAAAAGCACGATAAATCAAAAGCGTATTTTAATGAGTACGCACAAACGCTCGGCATTGATTTTGTAAAGTACGAGCAAGTCGGCTTGAGCATTACGATGACGATTACCCTTAAAAAACTCAGAGAAACAATCAAGGCTTTTCTTGACAAGGTTATGGACGACATAAAGCTCATTGCAGTGCAGGAGCATAAAGACGAAATTCTGTACGAGTACAAGCAAACTTTGAATGTATCGGCTGCAATAACTTCCGTAACTGAAAGATACAAGGCTATTGAAGCCGAAAGAGCAAGGGCAGAAGCCGAACAGCTCGAACGCAAAAAGGCGGAGCTTAACGAGCAGATTAATATCAAGGAATATGAGCCGTTTACAGCTAATGTTCCTACCGAGGTGGCCGCACCGCTTGAAGAAGAACAGCCTGCAATGGCAGATAAAAAAATATATCCGCTCAGCTTTACGGTTTATGGAACAAAAACACAGCTTAAAGACTTTGCTTTGGCGGTAAAACAGTTAATTAATGAAAGAGGTTTAAAATATGAGTAATTATAATATGACAAAATCAAGCAACACAGCAATGCAGGGAAAGCCCAAATTTTCGGCTATGCTTAGCACAAAGGGATTTCAGCAGGCACTTGCAAATTCACTTAAAAGCCCTAAGGAAATTCAGAAATTTTCAGCCGCAATTACTTCGGTTGTAAGCACCAACAAGGAGCTTGAAAAGTGTGATGCCGGTACTATTCTTTCGGCCGCACTCTGCGGTCACTCTCTCGGACTTCCTCCGTCACCACAGCTCGGACAGTATTACTTGGTGCCGTTTAACGACAGAAAGAACAACAGAACAGTTGCTACATTCGTACTCGGCTATCGTGGCTATATTCAGCTTGCTATTCGCAGCGGTCAGTACAAGCAACTTAATGTTGTTGAAATTAAAGAGGGCGAGCTTGTGAGTTGGAACCCGCTTACAGAGGAAATTGAGGTAAAACTCATTTCAGATGAAAGCGAAAGAGCGGTTGCAAAAACCATTGGATATTACGCTTGTTTCAGATATATAAACGGCTTTGAAAAGGCTCTTTATTGGAGCAAAGAGAAGATGAAAGAACATGCTATCAGATACTCGGCAGGTTACAAAAACGATGTAAATAAAGGTACTTCATACACCTTTTGGGCAAAGGATTTTGACAGTATGGCAAAGAAAACAATGCTCAGACAGCTTATTTCAAAGTGGGGTGTAATGAGCGTGGAAATGCAAAATGCTTTTGAGGCTGACACACACGCAATTAACAGCGACGGCAGCGTTGATTATGAGGTGAGCGAGGAATACGATACAGAGCCGAATTTTGACGATATACCGCCGTTTGAGGAAGAACAGCCTGTAATGTCGGTCGAAAGTGAGCCGTTTTCTATTGACGACCTTGCAGAATGATTAACTTAAAAATAATCTCGACAGGCAGTAAAGGCAATGCGGTTTTGCTTGATAATCAGATCTTGATTGACTGCGGTGTGCCTTACTGCCGACTGTCGGCTTTAGCCGATAGGATAAAATATATTTTTCTTACGCATCGGCACAGCGACCACTTAAACACAAGCACATTACGCAGGCTTTGCACAGAGCACCCGAGCATTAAGGTGATATATAACGGCTACCTTGCAGACGCTTTGTATAAAGACTGTTCGGATTTTATTTTTAAAAGCTCTTTTATTACAGAACCACGAAAATGGTACCAAATAGGAGCTGTTACATTTGAAAACGAAATGCTCATACATGATGTGCCAAATTGTGCGTGGAAGATTTTTATTAAATCGAACTATGGCGATACATTCAGAGCGATTTACGCTACAGATACAAACAGCCTTGAGCATATCAGAGCTAAGGGCTACGAACTCTATTTAATAGAGGCTAATTACGATAAAGACGAAATTATAAAACGAATGAAAGAAAAAACAGCCTGCGGCGGCTATATGTACGAGGACAGAGTGCTTAAAACGCATTTATCAAAGCAGCAGGCGGACGAATGGCTTTATAAAAATATGGGCGAGTACAGCTCGTTTATTTATATGCATACTCACGAAGATTAAATTGAATAGGATTGATGTCTATGGCAAGACCGGCTAAGAAAGGCTTGGACTATTACCCGTCAGACACAAACAGGAGAAACGATTTTAAAATAATGGATCTGTTAAATCAATACGGGCCGTTGGGATACACGATATACGACTTCTGTTTGCAGTATGTTTACGAAAACGGGTATTTTCTTGATGTGCCTTTACAACAGGTGTGTTTGACTTTGTGCAGAGACATTGGTGCTAAATGGGTTAAAAACAAAAACCTTGTGGGACAAGTTATAGATTATTGTGCGGATATAGGCTTATTTGACAAAGACCTCCTGCGGCAAAATGTTATGACCTCTGTCGGAATTCAGCGACGCTACGCTTCAGTGACTGTTAGGAACAAGGTTGATAAATCTAAATTTTGGCTGCTTGGAAAAGAAAATTGCGAGGCGGCTTTAATAAATGCACCCAAAAACGGAGTTTCTGCAACAGAAACTAAGGTTATTGCAACAGAAACCGAAGTTACTGCAACAAATATGCCACAAATAAAAGAAAATAAAATAAAAGTAAATAAAAGAAAAGAAAAAGAAAAGAACAAAGAAAAGAACAAAGACATTTTCATTTCTTTACTGTTGCAAGACGAAAGATATTATCATGTGACAAATTTAGAACTTGATAATTTAAAAATTAATTATTCTTTGATTGATGTTGAAAACGAACTTGTTAAGATGTCAAAGTATTTTGAATTACATCAGAATAAAAGAAAGTCACTTGATGATATTAGAGAATACATTAACCGCTGGTTAAGAAAAAGGAGTGAGGAATTTGACGGCGTACGAAAAAATAATTCAAAAGTACCTGCCAAAAAACGGAGCACAGGAGCGTTTAACACAGGCGAGGTTGTACTCTGAGCTTACGGCAGAGGAAAAGGCACAGCGAGAGGCGGATATTTTTAATGCGCAAACAGGCAGGCTGACAGGCTATGACTGCGATAAATGCAAAAACAAGGGTACGATATACAGCACAGTAAAAAGGGATTTTTGCGGTACAGAAACCTTTGAGGTGGTTAGCCGACCCTGCGAGTGCTTAAAGGTGAGAGCAGAGCTTAAGAGAATTAAGAAAAGCGGACTTGCAAGGCTGATTGAAAGGTACAATTTCGGAACATATATTGTCAAGAGCGAATGGCAGGCTTACATAAAGAAATGTGCCGAGGATTTCGCAAACAATCCTGTAGATTGGTTTTACATCGGCGGCCAGTCGGGCTGCGGTAAAACGCATATTTGCACCGCAATAATCGGTTCGCTGTTAAAGCAGGGCAGATCCGCAAGGTATATGCTTTGGGGCGATGACATAACGGCTATTAAGCAAGCAGTAACAAACGCTGAGCAGTACGAAAAACTTATGAGCAATGTAAAAAATGCCGGTGTGCTGTATATTGACGATTTTTTCAAAACACGCAGCGGCGAGGGAATAAGCAACGCCGATGTGAATACAACCTTTAAAATCATAAACCACCGCTACAATGAGCAGCTGCCAACAGTGATAAGCTCCGAACTTTCCATAAACGAAATTGCGGCAATTGACGAGGCATTAGGCAGCCGCATAGCCGAAATGACAAGAACGCATAAGATTTACATTTCAAAGGATAAAAGCAAAAATCAGAGGTTTTACTATGGATAAATCAGTAACAGAATTTTTTATGAAAATGGAAAAAGTGCCGACTGTAACAGCTCAGGAACGCAGAGTAAGGACCGTTAAGGGCAAGCCGGTATTTTACGATTCACCGAGAATAAAATCGGCTAAGGCTTTACTTGTGGCTCATCTAAAACAGCATAGACCGCTAAAGCCGTATGATAGTGGTGTAAGGCTGAGGGTAAGCTGGCTTTTTCCAAAAGGCAGACACAAAGACGGTGAGTATCGTATTACAAAACCCGACACAGATAACCTACAAAAAATGCTCAAGGACTGTATGACGCTCTGCGGATTTTGGACAGATGACGCACTTGTGGCAAGCGAGATATGCGAAAAGCTTTGGGCAGATGTGCCGGGCATTTACATAAGGATTGAACAGTTATGAACATCTCGCAGGTTAAACGCAGTCTTGGACGAAAGGTGCTTTACAATGGTACAGAATACATTCTGACAGGCTGTATCATCAGACGAGGCACAACAGGTCAATTTTATTATCAGGCTGAAATAAAGGATTTAAACGCTAATTCTGCATTGTTGTATTGCAGACTTGAAGATTTGGAGGAGATGAAATAAATGTATTCAGCTATATGTCAAATATGCGGTAACGAATTTACCGCAAGAGCAAAAACAACAAAATATTGTTCAGCTTGTGTCAGTAAAGCCAAAGCCGAGGCGGCGCTACACAGAAAAGAGCAGTTAAATAGACCGCCGACAACCGATACAGAATTTTTAATATGTTTATATACATACAGAGGTGATTCTATATCACGCATTGCAACGGATTTGAACAGAAGCGAAGAGGATGTTCAAAGCATATTAAATGAAGCAAAAGCAAGCGGTCGTTATAACATGCACATACAAAAACATCTTAACTCTGTGAATTACAAAAGTACACTTAGTGACGATTATGTAGACAGCAGTAATGCTATTATGGACGGCTATAAATAAGGAGGATATTATGAGTATGCTTTTTGATTATGACCTGGTATTACTAATGGAGGATGAAGAAAATGATTGATTGTTCAAGAACTGAAAATTACTTGACTAAAAAGTTAAGGCTGACGAAAAAACATAAGCTGAACGATGATACATATATATGTGGAATCGCTTGTGGCGACTGCCCTTTGAGCCGTGTAGGGCAAAAATTTACAAAAAGCACACATACTTTCATTGCCGAAGTATGTTGAGATAAGGAGTGATACAAATGGGAACATCATATAAAGCTCAAATTGATAACGAAAAGGGAAAATATGAAATTCAATTTGAAACTACCAATTATGATTATTACAAAATGGTAGAAAGAGCTTGTCAAAAAGCAATAGACAAAAAGGATAAGGCTGTATTAAAAGAGCGTTGTTCTCAAAGCAGAGTATTAGGGCATTTATAAAGGAGTAATATAGAATGAGTAATAGAAAATCTATATCAAAACATACGAGGCTTAAAGTATATCAAAAATATAATGGTCATTGTGCTTACTGTGGTTGTACACTCGAACTAAAGGATATGCAAGTTGACCATATACAGAGCGTGTATTGGTATGACGGTGCAAACGATATTGAAAATTATAATCCTGCTTGCAGAATGTGTAATTTTTATAAATCTACAATGTCGGTTGAAGATTTTAGAGAGCAATTAGGTAAAATACTATCAAGACTGGAAAAGGTTTTTATTTTTAGATTAGCTAAGAAATACGGCTTAATCAGAGAAATAAAAGAACCTGTAATATTTTATTTTGAAAAAGAAAATTTTAAAAAAGTTGTGGATTTTGAGCCTAAAAAGCCTATTAAATCTGATGTACAGGAGATTAAACACGCAAAGTGGGAAGAAATCCGAGATGCCTACGGGCAACTTGAAGGATGGATTCATATTGAGTGTGGTAGAGAGGTAAAAATTAAAGAGAATTATTGTCCGAGTTGCGGTGCGAGAATGGATAAGGAGTGAGCAAGAATGAAAGCCCATATAACTAAAGAACCTGCTGACAAAAGGAGAACAGGCAAAATGACAAATTTTGAAAATATTACAATTGAAAAGGGAATGTATCAGCAGAAGGGCAAGACGCTTACAGATGTACTTGAAACTCTTGACCCGTCGGAAAACTATAAGGGTACGGCGCTTTCAAATCTTGACGCTTTTTCAAGACAGCTCAAGCGCTTTGACATTAAGGTGAACGGCAGCGGCAGTGACTGCGTGGAAAAATTCTTCCAATCCTCGGACTCGGCGGCACTTTTCCCCGAATATGTCAGCCGTGCGGTAAGACAGGGTATGGAGAGAGCGGATATTCTCCCGCAGATTGTGGCTACTGTTACAAATATTGACGGTATGGATTACATAAGCATTGAGTCCGATATGACAGACGATGACAAGACTTTAAAGCCTGTGGGCGAGGGCGCTGTAATTCCGCAGACAAAAATCAAGTCAATGAGCGTTGAGGATATGGCGGAAATGTTGCTTGATGAAAGCGAGGTGGAAGAATGACATCAAAAGAGACTATGTATAAAGCAATCAATACATACGGTGTGGAAAATCAGATGATAAAGACGGTCGAAGAGTTGTCTGAATTGTCGCAGGCTTTGTGTAAAAGCATTGTAAGATTAAATTATACTAAAGAAAAAACATCACTTGTAGATGATTTGAAATCTGTTGATAATATCTTTGAAGAAATTGCAGATGTTGAGATTATGCTTGAACAATGCAAGATAATGTTTCAATGCGATAAAGAAGTGAATGAATGGAAACATAAAAAGATTGAGCGGCTTGAAAGAAGACTGGAAGGTGAAAAATAATGGCATTCCCCGAAAAGCTAAAAGCGTTAAGACTTAAAAATGGATTAACGCAAGATGAGTTGGGCGAAAAGCTCTATTTGAGCAGGACAAGTATTTCAAACTATGAGCAGGGAAAATTTGAGCCTAATATCGAAACCATAATAGCTATATCAGATTTATTTAACATTACAACAGATGAATTGTTGAAGTGAGGTGTGAACACAATGACAAACTTTGAAAAAATCAAATCAATGAGTATCGACGAAATGGCTCGTAGCAGTATAGACTTTTTCAGTTGCCCATATAACATACCAGGTGACCCGCCATATAGTTATTGCGATTGCGAAATAGGTGAAAAATTTAATCATAATTGTATTAACTGCACAAAACATTGGCTTGAAAGTGAGGTAGAAGAATGACCACAAAAGAAATCAAAGACATAAACCGAGAAATTACGAGGTTAAAAGCTAAGATTGCACGCATAGCCGCCGAGGCTGACAATACATCGCCTAAGCTGTCGGATTTACCGAGTGCAGGTCAAACATCTGACAAGGTCGGCAATGCGGTGGTGCAGATTGCAGATATTCAGAGAGAGATACAAAACCTTGAAATCCGCCGAAACGCAGCACTCAACAGCCTATCTCGTGACGATTTTGTTGAGAACTGCTTATTTATGCACCTTAGCTTGCGATACAGCTGGGCGAAGATAGCAGTTGATACAGGCGGAATAAATACACCGGATAACATAAGAAAAATGTGCAACCGCCACCATTGGTAAATTTGTCCGTTTTTCCGTTCTAAGGGTGATATAATATAAAATGAAGAAATCGATAATAAGAGGCATTTTGTAGTTCTCCTTTTTCAAAAATAACGGCAGACCGCTCTCGTTGAGGGCGGTTTTGCTTTTGCGGGGTGGAATTAATGTATAAAGACAAATGCGGTACAGGTTACGAAAATAGCACAAGAGCGATTTTTCAGGGTGCAGGAGAATATGACATCCCGATTATTGAGCCTACAAAAATTACAGAAAACAACTTTATCGGATTTAATGAAGTTTTGAGCAGTAAGCAGAACAACTGCGGTGTGCATTTCTTTTTGGACGATTACCAGTTCCAAAGATTATGGAATACACCCGACAGGTACATTGAGAGGCTACAAAAATTCAATTGTGTGTTATCACCTGATTTTAGCCTTTACGCTGATTATCCGAAAGCGTTGCAGATTTATAACCACTATCGCAAACATTGGATAGGCGCATATTTACAGCTTTATGGTATTGAAGTAATACCAACAATTTGTTGGAGCGACGAAAAGAGTTTTGAATGGTGCTTTGACGGCGAGCCTTGCGGCGGAACAGTCGCCGTGTCGAGTGTCGGCACTCAGAAAAACAAGATTGCCAAAGAACTGTTTTTGAAAGGTTACAAAGATATGATTGAACGCTTACAGCCTGAAACGGTCATCTTCTACGGCAAAGTCCCCGAAGAATGTGTTGGAAACATCATCAACATCAAATCATTTCAGGAAAAATTCAGGAGGTCAGAATAATGGGCGGAAGAGGCGGAAACTTAGGTGGTCATAAAAATTATTCTGTAAGTCCTTTAGCCGCATTTAAAGAGAATGCGAAACAGTTTAATTTTGCTTTGCAAGAGGGTAAAGCTAAAAAATCAGGCATTGTTGAATTTACTGATATAACAGGCAAGGTTATAAAAAGGTACTGGAACGGAGCAACTTATACAGACAGAAGTAGCGCACTTTATGAAAAAGAATTTAAAGGTACACATAAAGTGAGTTTTAAAAAGCCTAAGGAGTGGTAAAATGGGTGGAAGAGGTGGAAGTTTTGGAGTTATTCCAAAACTCAGAAATCCTGTTGGTATTCCTTCAAATGCTATTACTGAGGATGAATTTCTTAAATTAAAAGGTGTTGGGGATATTTCAAGCGGTTACACGGTTGATAAACTTAGAGGTAACAGAGCGCTGAAAACACAGCGTGGACAGGAAAAGTTCGAAAAAGAGGCCTTGAAAGCCAATGCGGATTATTCAAATAAGCGTGCGAGTGCAAGAAAGGAATACAAATCTTTAGTAAGCAAAGGCGTGATTAGAGATAAGACACCTACAGAGAGAAGATTAACAACCGCTCACGGACACCCTGATAATCAATCGACACAAGCCGCAAGGCGATTACTGGCTAAACAAGGAATTGACTGGAAAACAGGCAAGAAAATTAAATCATAGTAAATCCAAAAGGGGTATTACAATGGGCGGAAGAGGTTCTTCAAGTGGAATAAGCGATAAAGGTAAAAAGTACGGTACGGAATACAAAGCAGTTGCTCAATTTGGTGAAATAAAAGTAATTCGTATGAATGGTAATACTTCGATAAAAGCTCCTATGGAAACTATGACAAAAAATAGAGTGTATGCTACTCTTGACAAACAGAGCAACATCAAAAGTGTTACTTTTTATGACAACTACGGCGAAAGAATAAAACAAATTGACGTTAAAGGTAGACCTCATAATGGAATGATGCCACATACCCATTTGGGTTATGAACATAATGAAATTGGAGATCGTCAATTGACTGATAAAGAACAGAAATATGTAAGTGTATTATTGAATAAATGGGAAAGAAAAAGAAAACACTTGAATATTTAGAAATTTATTGATATAATATTATAAACGCAGGGGATAGTTTAAATAGGAAAACAGTTTTTACAGATTCCGGTGCAACTCCGGAAACCTGTGTTTAAAGACAGTACAGAAATGTGCTGTCTTTTCTTTTGCTTATTTTTAGAAAGGGCGGTGATACCGTGAAAGACAAATTAAATGCAAGGCAGAAGAAGTTTGCCGAATATTATGTGCAGAGCGGTAACACCGTTCAGAGTGCGATTATGGCTGGATATTCAGAACATTATGCCAATGCCTTAGCTTATAAATTATTGGAAAATATAGGAGTTGCCGAGTACATCAAAGAGTTATCTGACAAGCTCAAAGATGAACGCATTATGAGTGCTAAGGACAGACAGGTCGCTCTCTCGGACATAGCAAGGAGCAATGAGCAGGACCCGTCAGACCGTATCAAAGCCATCGACACACTGAACAAGATGACAGGCGAATATGTCGTTAAGGTTGACGCAAAGGTTGAGCAATCCGAAAAGCTCTCTGATGTGTTCAGACAGTTAGGCGGTGAGGGCTTGAGTGAGTAGCTTTCCTTTGTCGCAAAAGTACATTGACTTCATAAACACAACAAATGTGTCGGCTGAATTTCTTGAGGGCACTACCGCATCGGGCAAGACAACGGTCGGTGCCGGTGTAAAGTTTATGCGAATGGTGTCGCAAAGTTCCAAAAAGATACATGCCATTGCCGCCAAGACAACCGGCAAGGCGGAGGAAACTATCATTCAGCAGGACAATGGTATTCTTGACCTGCACCGAAACGCTGTTTACTGCGGTAACGGCGACAAGGATTACAAACTGCCGCATATCAAGTTTGAGGGCAAAATTATCTATATTCTCGGTTACAGCAGTCGAGATAAGTGGGAAATGGCACTCGGTGCACAGTTCGGCTGTGTGTATATTGATGAGATAAACACCGCCGACATTGAGTTTATCCGAGAGATGTCAACCCGTAATGACTATTTGCTTGCAACGCTTAACCCCGATGACCCGTCTTTGCCTGTTTACAAGGAATTTGTGAACCGTTCAAGACCGTTTAAGAAATATGCAAAAGATGTTCCGCCCGAGATTATGGCGGAACTTAACGAAGAACCTGTGCCAGATTGGCGGTACTGGTTCTTTTCTTTTACCGATAATTTAAGCCTTACACCCGAACAGGTTGAAAAGAAAAAAGCCTCTGCTCCAAAAGGAACAAAGCTTTATAAAAACAAAATCTTAGGATTGCGAGGCAGGGCAACAGGGCTTGTATTCTCAAACTTTGAGAGGGCAAGGCACATAAAAACAAAAGAATGGGCAAAGCGGTTTTTAAACTCCGACCGTAAAAGCGAGCATTTTATTCAGTTTACGGCAGGACTTGACACCGCATATTCGCAGAAGTCACCCGACACAATCGCAATGACCTTTTTCGGTATTACAAACAAGGGCAAGTGTATTCAGCTTGACGAGAGGGTGTATAACAATGCCGAACTTCAAGCTCCGATTGCACCGAGTGATACGGTACGAAATTTCATTGATTTTCTTGACCGCAACCGAGAGGAATGGGGCTTTGCGAGAACTGCTTTTATTGATAATGCGGACCAAGCAACGATTACAGAATATCAAAAGTACAAGCGACAGCACGGCTGCATTTATGATTTCGTAAATGCATGGAAGAAAACCAAGAATATCGACCGTATCAATCTCGTACTCGGCTGGCTTGCCATCAACTGTTATTTTGTTCTTGAGCATTGCAAGAATACAATTGCCGAGTTTGAAATTTACAGCTGGCGAGAAGATAAAGACAATACACCCGAGGACGGTCACGACCATTGTATAAACAGTGGGCAGTATGCGTGGCTGCCGTTTAAAAATATTATTGGAAAAATATTATTGGAAGTGAAATAAATGGGGCTGATAAACAAAATGGCTGATACAATCAGAACAGGACTAAGAAATTTTTTACATATCACTAAAGCGCCCGACAGGACGATAACCGTTGACGAAACGAGCAATCATCAAACCGAATGCTTTACCAACCGCATTTGGTATTGGGGCAGCAGCAGACAGCTTTCACAGCTTTATACACAGCTTGACAGCGACAAAACACGCTTTTGGTCTGCTGAGTGTACGCAGGGGCTGAAAATACGAAAAATCCACACAGGCTTGCCCGCTCTCATTTGCGATACACTCGCCAATATTGTGATTGCAGACTACAACGGTACAGAGGTTACAAGCAAAAATACGACAGCTTATGCCGAACGGTGGGCGGAGATAGAGAAAGAAAACAAACTCGCAGGTGTAATAAAGCAAATGCTCCTTGACCTTTGTGTTGTGGGTGACGGTGCATTAAAAATCAGCTTTGACACGGCTGTATCAGATGTTCCGATTATCGAATGGTATCCTGCCGAAAATATTGACTTTACTTATGTGCGCGGCAGAATCAGAGAGGTTAAGTTTTATACCGATTACACGCAAAATCACCGACATTTCCGTTTTGAGGAAACATACGGTTACGGCTATATTCGTTATGCTTTGTATGATGATAACGGCAGAGAGGTCGATTTACACACAGTTAAGGCACTTGATTGGATAGACAGCAACGGTGTAACCTTTGACACATCGTATATGTGGGCAGTACCGGTTATTTACGGCAAATCGTGTCACAAGGGCAGGGGTGCGGGTATTATCGGAGCAAAGGCAGACGCTTTTGACAGCTTAGACGAGGCGTGGTCGCAGTGGATGGACGCTTTAAGAGCTTGCAGGCCAAAGCAGTACATACCTAATTGCCTTATTCCATACAATGCCGAAACCTGTCAGCCGATGGCGCCGAACCCGTTTGATAATAGATTTATTGAGGTAAACACAGACACAAGCGAAAATGGCAACGGCAACAGGATTTATACCGAAAGTCCGCAGATTCAGCACGAAAGCTATTTAAGCTCATACATCACCGCACTTGACCTTTGTTTGCAGGGCGTAATTTCACCAAGCACATTAGGCATTGATACAAAGAAACTCGATAATGCCGAGGCACAGAGAGAAAAAGAGAAAACAACTCTGTATACAAGACAGAACCTTGTTGAGCTCACCGAGAACGCTATGCAGAGCCTTGTTGAAGTTGTACTCAATGCAGACAGTGAGCTTAACGGCAAGGGAATTGTTGCCGGAATAGAGGTATCCGTAAACTTCGGCGAATATGCGAACCCGAGCTTTGAAAGTCAGGTTGAAACCGTGTCAAAAGCAAGACAGGGCGGTTTGATGTCTGTTGAAACCTCGGTCGAGGAATTGTACGGCGACAGTAAGTCGGACGATTGGAAAGCCGAAGAGGTACAGAGGATAAAAGAAGAACAGGGCATCGCAAGTGAGGAAGAAACCTCGTCATTCGACGATTTGGCAGGACTGACAGATGAGTGATTACGATATCGGAAAAGCCTTTGAAGAAATCGAAAATGAACTTATTGACAGTATGATGCGCAATTTCAGCCGTCACAGGGCGGAAGAAGAAAAAGAGGGCTATAATTGGACCCAATGGCAGGCAGAACAATTAAAGGCGCTTGAGGAGTACCGCAAAACGAACGCCCAAAAATTTGGCAAGCAGTTCAAGAGCATTAACAGCAAGGTTGAAGAAATGATACACACCGCAAGAGCCGACGGCAACGCAGAACAGGAAGTGAAAATCCTCGAGGCTATTAAGAACGGCTTTACACCGCATATGCCCACAGGAGCAAGCACAGGCGAGTTTTATAAGGTCAATAGCCGTAAGCTCAATGCTCTTGTAAAATCGACCACAGACGATTTGAAGAGGGCAGAAACGGCAGTCCTGCGTATGAGCAATGACAAGTACCGCAAGGCGATTTTTAACGCTCAAGTCTATGCAAACACAGGAGCAGGCACTTACGAAAAGGCGGTTGATATGGCTTGTAAGGATATGCTAAACGCAGGACTGAATTGTGTGGAGTACAAGAACGGTGCAAGGCACACGCTTTCAGACTATGCGGATATGGCAATCAAGACGGCGAACAAGAGAGCATATCTAAGAGGTGAGGGCGAAGAAAGAGCGAAGTACGGGCTTTCACTTGTTGTGGTGAACTCAAGGCAGGGCGGCTGCCCTGATTGTGCAAAATATATCGGCAAGGTGTTTATTGATGATGTGTATTCAAACGGCAAAAAACCGGACGGCGATTATCCGCTGCTTTCAACC